CGACCTCACCTCGCTTCACGCCAGACCAGCCGTCACCTCGCTTGCCGACACCGATCGCCTTGACGTCAGCCCGAGCGCGACGCGCCGCGAGGGCGCTGTGACCCTGGCCACCCTCTGGACCTACATCGCTTCGAAGATCGCAGGCGCTCCGCTGCGGGTGAAGGGCTACACGAACGCGGCCTTGCCAACCCTGGCAGCCGGAGACGCTGGCGTGATGGTTGTCGTGAGTGACGAGAACACGCTGGCCGTGTGGACCGGCTCTGCTTGGCAGAAACTCGCTAAGCCCGCGTAAGCCCCTGCACCCCCCATTTTGGACCCCATTTCCGGCCCCATAGCGTGGCCTGGGGTGGGGCTCCAGGGTGGGGGTGCTACTACCCTACAGGGGGGAAGCATGTGCCAGCCAGTGGCCAAATTTGGAGGTTTTCGGTGAGGCCGATCACAGCAGAGACAGCCGAAGCGTTGTTGGATGCGCTGCGCCCACTGCGGGAGCGGGACGGGCGGACGTCGGCCCACCATGGCCCGGCTGAGCACGCCAACACGGTGATCACCAAAAAGGGGCTTGGGGTTGCGCTGGCCAGATCATCACTCCTCGACCAGATGTTCAAGCGCGGCCACATTGACGCCGCCGAGCGCCGCGCGGGCGAGTTGTTCTCGGTTGATTTCGAGGGCTCCATCCGGGCACCGGGCATGATCGCCTCGGTCTACAAGCAGGGGGCGACCTGCCGGATGAACCTCGCCCTGGATCGCCTGACGCCGGACGAATTGCGCGCCCATCACTACGACAGCTTCAAGGGGGCGGTGCGCAAGATCAACCACATGCCGACCATCGAGGCGCTTCTCCGGCTGGTCTGCGACATGCCGATCAAGGGGGGCGGGCAGACAGCGGCCGATGTGGGGCGGGACTTCATCGACTATCGCCAGCAGCAGCAGGCCCAGGCGGTCGGCATCACGTTGATCAAGGTCGGCCTACAGAAGCTGGCGGTTTACTACGGCCTCGCAACGGATTAGCGAGTGTTGCTCATATGACACTTGACCTTAATGCACGAGTGCGCTAAGAAACGTGGCATAATCGGAAAAATGGGTGCCTCACGATTGCCGATTGGCAACCATGAGGACACCGCTAGGGCTTCATCTTTGATGTCAGGAACGACAACCAAACGTCGCAGGCCGTTTCCGACAATGGGGTTGGAAGGGTGCCCAAACCGTGACACATAAAATCGATACTATGACCTACCAGTTCAGGGATTGATTCATCCGTGACAACCATCCACCGTGGAGGATTACGACCGCCGTCACCTTTCGCGAAGCCTATAAGTGTTTTCGCTTCAGGCGTCGCTAGAGTGTTGGCGGTCAATAATGCTTTTCCGAAGGAATCGTCGCCAGGAAATTCCATTTTCATCGTGTTGTCTCTCTCTGCTGGTTGCCCTACAGTTTAGCCGTAGGGCCAGGGCGAAAGCCCCGGCCCGTTTCGTTTTCAGCTCGCCCGCATCCGCTCCCGGCTTCGCAGCACCTCCACGTAGATCGAAAGCTGGGCGGTGATTGCCTGGACGGCCCTGAACCGCACGTCGTCAGGGAAGTCCTGCACAATGCTCAAGGCCAGCGCCTCGACGAGGCCGGCGCTTCGGCACCCTGCCGGGAGCCCGCTGCTTCTCACGACCGTGAGCACCTGCACCACGCACGCCTCGAAGGTTTCTTCCATGAGTTCGTTCATGGCAGCGCCCCCTCGTCGCGGGCGATCTTGAGTATCTTCTCCATAGCCTCCACCGGCACAAAAGCGCGCCTCGCCCGGATGATTTCGGCAGCGAGGCTTTCCGGCTGCACGAGCTGCATGAGTGCGGCGTCCTTGACTACCAGGAGGCGGCCGGTCCGGTTGGGGCTTGGGGTCGGAGTGTCTTCTCTCACCTCGATCAGAATAACGCCCGTCTGCATGTGCGCTTTGCATGTGTCGCAGGGCTCATAATCCCAAACGTCCTGCCTCGGCGCGGCGGCGTCGAGTTGCGGTCCGTCTGGGTGCGAAGCCGGAAGGTTGATCTTTCCGGGAAGTACGATCCCGCCGTTAGGCTCGCCGCAGATGTGGCACAAGCTGATCGATGGGTTTAGTCCATGCTTTTCGGATAGACGTATTCGGGACATGGGAACGGGGCTCCGATAAGCGGAGGCGGCCAGGGACGCCTGACCGCCCCGCCGTTTAGTTCAGATCAAAGATGAATTTACGGAGGTCGGCGATATCGACCCCCATGTCTTCGAGGAAGGACGCGACTTCCTCGGGGTTGTCCTTGACGAACCGGAGGATTTCGTCCTCGGTCCTGGGCAGGTAGCGATCGTAGCGGGTGCCATGCCAACTGAGGTCGTCGTCGCCCCACATATGGTCCCGGCGGTTCGCCCAGCGCCTAGTCTCGCGCTCTCCGGGCTTGCGGAAGCACTCGATCCTGCCGACGTCGACATCCAGCATGGCGGCGCGCAGCCTCATGAGGTAGTCCACGTCCAAGCGTTCATTGGACGAGTGCTCGCTGGCGTACCCGACCGAGACGTTGGTACACTCGCCAATGAGGTCGATGTAGCTGGCGGTGTCGGTGTAGGTTCCGCCATCATCCAGCTCGTGGTCCATGCCGATCTCCTTGGCCAGCGACAGCCCGAACGCGTCGGAGCAGGTTCGTCCTGGCATCTGGTGCGTGATGATCGACTTGGTTCCACGCCGGTCGAAGGCGATGGCCATCTTGATCCCCGAAAGCAGCTCGGGGTCATTTTCGGCGATGTAGCTCGACCCCTTGCACCCGCTCTCCTCCTCACGGTGGAACAGGTAGAGGCCGGGCCTCTGGGCGAGGATCATCTCGCGCAGCACCCAGCACCCAGCGGCGTTGTCAGCGCCGAGGCAACTGCTGGTCTTCGACCTGACGACGGTCTCCTTGCTGTCCGTCCAGACCAGATCGACCTTGCCAGGAACCCGGTGGACGCTATCGGTATGGGCGCACCATGCAACTGGGGCATCCCCGATGCGCGCGATGTAGTTGCCGAACTTGTCCGAGTAGTCACAAAGAGGGGCGATGAACCGCTCGATGAACTCCTCCTCGCTCCACGAGCGTGAGGGGCGGGCGAGAGAAAGCATCCCCCACAGGTCGGCGACGTGCCGTTCTGGCGTTTCGCTGGAGTAGCTCATAGCGAGACCCCTTCCCCGGTCAGAAGAACCGGGAGGCGGTCACCCACGTCGTCCCTGGCGCAAAGCGTGCCGTTGACCCAGACCCCGTGCTCGTTGATCCAGCGCTGGCTGTAGGTCATCCCGTTGGCGATCGTTGGGTGGCCACATCCACGGACGGGACCCCATGCGTCGGTCAGGACCCGCGCCTCGTAACCATCGCAATAGTAGAGCCCGAGGCTCCTCATCGCTCGGTTGGTCGGAGCGAAGCTGACGGTGTTGTTGGTGGCCGGGCACTCGATCTCGATCATCTCCGTTTCGTCGTCAAAGTGATCGCCGCTGTAGTCGCAGTACGCCCCTTGGTCGTCTATGCAACTAACGCACCAGTATCCGCTGGTAGTGCGGCATCCCCCCTCAGATGCGGAGTACACCAGTTGAACGTCGTCTCTGTCGCAGAGACGCTCACATCGCTCGCAAACGCTTTCCTCGTCGCCCTCGTCACACAGCTCGGCCGACAACCACGCCCGCTCCGTCGTTTCGGTGCCGCTGTCGCTCGAAATCAGGAGCTTGCCCTCGCTGTCCGGGTGGGGCGTGACGTAACGAGCTGGGTTGTCCAGGTAGGGCACCGCGACCCGTCCGTTCTGGACCCGCAGCTTCCGAATGCTGGCTCCGTGGAATGATCCGACACGGTACCCCGCGATTGAAAGGAGGTCTCCGATCCTTGCGTCGCCGTAGATCCGGCCGTAGAGCTTTTTCTCCGGCCAAACGAGGCAGCGCGCGCTGATCTTGTTCTCGATTGCGATGTAGGCGAGCTGGAGGTCCGAGTTGCCGTATGCCTCGACCGGATGCACCAGTTCGCCATCCTTGCCGCAGAGCCCCCATCTCCCAGCCCCGTGCGCCATGCAGGACTGCGGGCCTCGCTCATAGACATCCCTGATTTCAGCGGGCGTGACGGCGAAGCGGACCGTGCGACCGCCGACAATGGAGCGGCAGTATCGCTCAATGCAGCCGGCGCTGAGTTCGGGGTGGAACTTCTGGAGGTACCTGCCCGGCTTCATTCGGGTCTGGACGTCCTTGCGGCCCTTCGCGTCGTTCTCGGTGTAGGCCACCATCCCGCTTGCGTCCTTCGACATGTGGACGAAGTGGCCGGGGATCGGTTCCACACCATTGCGGGTCCACGGAACCTTGTCGTACTCGCCCCGCATCAGCCGCAGGGTTTCTCGCCCTCTCCAGCAGACTGGGAGTTGGCTCGGCCACGGGGAGCCCCGATCGTAATGTTCGCGAGTGAGCCTCACGAGCGCTGATCTGCGCGGCAACTTGTGATCGCACCGAGTGGCGACGATGAGGATACCCGGTCCGGGACGCTCCATCGCACGCATGACATCGAAGCTGTACCCGGCTGGCAGGGAGAACACGTCAACCGCTCCGAGAGGCGCGGCCAGGGCTAGGCACTCAGCGAGCGCATCTTTCACCCGGATCTGCGTGCGATCTTCGAGGATTACCTCCCCGTCCATTTCCGCGAGCGCTGACGCGATAACCCGCAGCATCAGCATTTCTTCCCGGAGCAGGATGACCACCGGTTCGGCATCGACAACAAACTTGCGTTCCATTGAGTACTCCAGACAGCCCCCTTCGACCGGGGACGCATCCCTCGGTGCCGGATAATCAAAATGTCATGGACTGAGCCGATTGGGCCGGTTGGCACTCAGTTGTGAAATTTGATCACAAACAAGGTATGGTGTCAACCATTTATTTTCACACCGAGTTTGGTCCGGCACAACCCGTACTTCGCCGATAACCCCAGCTTTCTAGGGGCTTTCGGGCCTTGCTCTTGCGTCACCCCCGGCAAATCAGCGAGACGCTCGGTATGACAAACAAATTCACACGCGTCCTCCTCACCCACGAGGTTTTGAGCACGGAGCTGGCGCAGGAGGAGGCTGCGAACCTTCGCGAGGAGGTTGCCCGGCTGGAGGCGTTCGCGATGCTGCTGCGCGCCGATCTCCTGGAGATGGCGGAGACGGCCCTTGATTATGTTAGGCTTTCAGCCGATTATTACGGCGCTGGCTCCGAGGCTGCCGGGCTGGAGCGCGCGCTCGATTGCTACGTGTGCGAGCTGGGCCTCGTCCTTGAGCGCGACAAGCGCGCCTATCGGAAAAAGCATGGCTGTGAACCGGCCCCGCAGGATACTGATGCCAACTGATCCGAGCCGCCCGGAAACACTGGCCCCAATGGTTGCCGATGGTTTTCGACGTTTTCCATCATTTTCCAATAGTTTCCATTGAAAACAGGCACTTAGCGGCACTATCGTCAACTGTTTTCGAACATTCAGGGACTGACCGCGACCCATGGAGACCTAAGCCACGAAAAAGGCACAAAAAAAGGGAGCCCAGCGCGAGCCGGACCCCCTTTCTCCCTAGTGCAAGGTGATCATCACCCGCTTGCCGTCACGTTCCTTGCGGACGCGACCTGAGCGGGCAGCAACCATCTTCGACGCTGCGCCCTTCGTGACCCCGAGAGCCTCGGCTAGCTCGTTGTTCGTAAGGGGGCGACCCGCTCTCGCGAGTGCCATCTCAACCGCGTCCAACTTCTGCGGCTTTGGCTTCCTGCTCACATGCGAAAAGCCGAACCACAGAAGCACCCACACGCCGAACTCCAACCCCACGGGCAGCAGCAGCGGCTGCCACATGTTGACATCACTGGCCGTCACGCCCCACGGATGCAGCAAGGCCGCGATCCGCTTGGCGTCGGCAGGCGCGGACACCGTAGGGGGTGCCAGCGCGAAGATGTCTCGGTTGAGTTCTGCGACCCGCGCTTGCCGCTCAGCAAGCGTGCGCTTCCACCCATCACACTTCGAGCCGAAGCCCGACTTGCACTCCCGCAGGACCTCACGGTCCGCGTCGTCGACGCGGGCCTTGGCCCGTTTCAGCTCGTCCTCCAGCATAAGCCAGGGGCGCTCCGAAATCGATGCGGCAGCTACTCGCTGGTCGCGCACTTCGCCAGTGCGGCCAACGAGCTGGGTGAGCGAGTACGCGGTCAGAACCGCGAACAGGACCATCATCATCGCTGATTTCAGGACCTGCCCGGCGCGAAGGCCGCTCTCGATAAAGAGCGGGAGAACGGCAATCGCGGCAGTCACCACCGGCACGCTCGCGTAGAGCGCCCATGAGCCGGCGGGGTCGAGGTGCTCGATTAGAAGCGCCGTCGACAACCCCCACAGCAGCATGGCGATGGCGATTGCGATCCACTGCAAAACAGTGTACGTCGTCATAGTGCGTTCCTCCGTAGGGACGTAGGACTGACGTTAGCCTCGTCAGCGTGAGCACATACTCACGGACACCCTGGGCGTGAGCCCGGGGTGTTTCGGCTTGATAGGTCATAGGGTTGGCTGCTACCTGCGCTGGGCCGTTGCCATTTCCAGGCGGCGGGTCCGCTCATTCCAGATCAGCGACTGCACTTGCAGGCACATGGTCACGATGGCGGCCAGCTCGGGCTCGGTCAGGCTCGGAAGGGCCTGCGCAAGGTTCGACAGTTTGTCCATGATCTTACTCCGTAGGGTTCTCTGACGTTAGCCTCATCAGGCCGGGAAGCACCCGGCGACCATCGGGGATGCCTTGCGGCACCCCCTAGGTTTCGGCTTAGTTCTCGTACTTGAGGATGATGGCGAGCCGCTTCCCGTTGCCCAACACGAGCAGCGCCCCGTCCTCCCTCATTTCGGCGTCCATGACGTTCTGGTCGCCGATGTACTTGTCTTGCAGTTGATCCGCGACCCCGTTGATTGCATCCTCCAGCTTCGCGAGCGCTTCGAGAGCGGCATCTCGCTGGGCCTTCCGTTCCATCTTGGCCAGTTCGGCCTTGATGGCCCGCTCCTGGGCCTGGGCGACCTTGAGAGCGATGCGTTCTTCGGGCGTCAGCTTCGGCTTGGTAGCCTTTTCCGACGTCGCGGGCTCAGGCTCGACTTCCGCTACCGCTGCGACCTCAACCACGGCCTCAACGGCAGCGGCTTCGATCTTCGCTTCCTGCCGCTTCCGGCGGGCGAGCTTGGCGGCTTCGGACTTCGAGATGGTCTGAACATCCTGCATGGTCATTCTCCGTAGGGGTTACCGACGTTAGCCTCGTCAGCGTGGGACACACCCACGGACGCCGGAGCCTGCGCTCCAGCGTTTCGGCATGTTTGGCTATTTTTCCCTTGGAGCCGATCCGGGTGCGAAGGCACAAGCCTCCGTCCTATGGGACCGGTTCTGAGATTTTTTACACCAGGAAGTCCCGTCGCTTACTCCTTGCACCCTGCCCCGTTATTTGGGGCTTTTTGGCTTGTCGGGCTTGGGGCGAACCACCTTTCGGAAGGGTGGCATGTGGGGCCTGCATCTCTTCTATACCCAGTATAGGGCCAATGGCCCTCACAGTCAAGTAACAGATTATCACAAAAAAGTGATGTGACAGGCCACTGGCCCTAGTGTAGTGGTAGAAAGGCCACTAAAACCAAGGGAGTTGTGGACCGAATGTCATACTCGCCAAGGGGGCCGATGAACCCCACAGAGTACCGAATGGCCCTAGACAGGCTCGGATTGAGCCAGTCTCAGGCTGCCGAGCTTCTCGGGGTCGATCCCAGGACATCGAGGCGTTACGCGCTGGGGGAGCGGTCCATTCCGCCGCCCACGGCGGTCCTGCTTCGCCTTTGTGTCTCCCGTCCCGAGTTGACCCAGGTCGTCGCCACTCTTTCACGGGAGGAGGCGGATGCGCCCCCATGCTGAGAAAGGCAATCGAGATGCTGAAAAAGGCCACCGGAGCCGGTGCTCCGGCGAGGCCAAACTTTGCCGAGGCCCGCGAGAAGCTGGCCCAGCAAAAAGCGGCCCACAAACGACCTCCGCTGCGCCCGACTGCGGTCAAGGGTGACCCGATTGCGGGCCTCAAGATCGACGAGCGCAGACCTCTTGAGGCGATGGAGAAGGCGGTCCTTGCGACCCACGACAAGATGAAGGAGGCCCGGTCGACACACTCCGCCCTGGCCAGCGAGCAGAAGTCGACGGCTCGCGCCATGGACACCGGCTACTACGTCTGCCTCGTGTTCGACGCCGGCAACCAGTGCGATGCCTTCATCAAGGCCCTCAAGGCCCGGGTCTACCTTTCGGAACCCGGCGACATGTTCCTCGATGGCAGGCAGATCGCCGACGCCATGGGGATCGACATCCCTGCCCCCGAGTACAGCCTGATCCAAAAGAAACACGGCGCGACCGGGCAGATTGCCAGCTTCGAGACGATCTCGAAGCCAGAGCCGAAGGGCAAGGCGAAGGTGGTCAAGGCCCCGGAGCCCAAGCCGAAGGCCCCCCGAAGGAGGAAGGCATGAAGTACGTGCCCCCGACGTTTCGCCAAGTGACCGACAAAAAGTTGCAGGCGAAACAGATCGACGACACCGTTCATTACGAGGAGTACCGGGAGAAGCTCCGGGCCATGTGGCCCTACGGTCCCGACCTTTACAAGATGGTTCGGGAGGAGATGGGGCCTCGGGTCCTGCTCAAATTCTCAGGCGGCAAAGACGCGATTGCAGTCGCCCTCGCGATCCGCGAGCACTTCGACGAGATCGTGCCCCTGTTCCTTTACTTGGTTCCCGGCCTGTCCTTTGTCGACGAGGCGATGGACTACTACGAGCGCAAGCTGTTCGATGGCCGGAAGATTTTGAAGGCCCCGCACCCGGCAGTGTTCGAGTGGATGTATCACTCGACGTACATGTGCCCAGCCAGTGCCGCAGTCGCGGCAGCGGCCAACCTACCGGTGCCCGAGTACGAGGACATCAACGAGGCGGTGCGGGAACAGGAAGGTCTCCCGTCCAACTGCCTCGCGGCCACCGGTGTCCGCTACTCGGTAAACATGACCCGAGTTCAGCTCGTCCGCAAGCATGGCCCGATCCTCTACAAATCGGGGACATGGATGCCGGTCTGGGACTGGAACAAGCGTGAGGTCCTGGACTGCCTCCGGCATCACGACATCAAGCTCTCGGCAGACTACGCCGTGGCCAACAAGTCCTTCGACGGACTGCACATTTCCTACATCTACCCGATCAAGAAGCACTTCCCCGAGGACTACAAAAAGATCCTCGAATGGTTCCCGCTCCTCGACGCCGAGATTTGGCGACATGAGCGGGCTGGCGTTCTCCCCACAACCGACCTCTCGGGCTTCCGGCTCAGAGACCCCGAATAGCAGCGTCGCTCCGGGCGACGCCCTCGGAGCACGACTATGGCAAAGAAAAAGACCCCGACAAAGCAGATCATTGCGACCAAGAAACCGAAGCGCCCTCCGGCTCCACGCAAGCCACGCCGCCCCAAGAAAATTCAAGCGATCCTCGATGCGGACCCCACGTCACCACTCCCGGATGATCCCAATGATGAGATCGACGCGCGAGCCAGGGACATGGTGGCTGCGTTCGACGAGGGCGAGGTGAAAAAGCGGACCTACGCCCGCAAGCTGACCACCTCGAAGATCAAGGCGGCCCTCCTGGAGACTGGCGGTATCGTCACCCAGGCAGCGGAAATTCTCGGCTGCTCCCGCGCCGCAGTCTACGACTTCATCAAGCGCACGCCCGGCATCAAGGAGTGGATCGAGGAGATCCGCGAGGAAATCCTCGACGCGGCAGAGAGCACGATCGTTCTCGCGATCATGGGTGGAAATCTCGAGGTCGCGCGCTGGTACCTCAGCAAGATGGGCACCGGTCGGGGCTACGTCGAGCGGCATCAGTTCCAGCAGGTCGATGCGGACGGCAAGCCCTACGATCTCAAGAAAGCGATCGCCGCCGACAAGCCGGTTCTTCGGCCCGACGGTCCGGTTCCGCTGGAGGTCGTCCTCTAATGGCGAACCAGCTTTTGGCGACACGCAACGACCGCATCACGCTGACCCCGAAGCAGGCGAACATCTACTGCTGGGGGTGGCAGAAGTCTGCTCGTTTCCGGGTGGCTGTGTGCGGACGCCGGTTCGGCAAGACGTACCTCATGATGGAGGAAATCCGGCGCGCGGTGCGGCTCGCGATTGAGCGCGGGATCGATACCGACAACGAAATCTGGTACGGTGCCCCGACCTTCAAGCAGGCGAAGCGCAACTTCTGGCGGCGGCTCAAGCGAGCGATCCCCGAGGAGTGGGTTGCGGGCAACCCGAACAACACAGAATGCGTCCTGACCCTGATTTCGGGCCACGTCATTCGCATCGTCGGCCTCGACAACTTCGACGATCTTCGCGGTGCCGGTCTCTGGTTTTTCGTTGGCGACGAGTGGGCGGACTGCAAGCACGAGGCGTGGACGGAGGTCGTCCTCCCCATGCTCGCAACATCAGGCGGCCACGCGATCTTCATCGGCACGCCGAAGGGCTTCAACCACTTTTACGACTTCTACGTGGCTGGGCAGGATGGTTCTCGCGGCGAGCCCGATCACAAGTCGTGGTTCTACACGACCCTTCAAGGCGGCAACGTCCCGCCAGAGGAAGTGGAGCGCGCCAAGCGCCGTCTGGACCCCCGGACCTTCCGGCAAGAGTACGAGGCCAGCTTCGAGACCTTCGCCGGTCAGGTCTACTATGCGTTCTCGCGTGCCCATTCGGTCATCGACTGCGAGTACGACCCGTCTCGCCACGTCCATATCGGCATGGACTTCAACATCAACCCGATGACCGCGACGGTCTGGCAGGAGCGTTCCGCCAACGACGGCGAAATCCACTCGTTCCAGGTCGACGAAATCATCATCCCGACTTCGAATACGGATGAGATGGTTCGGGAGATCAGGCTCCGGTACGGCAGCCCGGACGGCAACCTCGATCACATCACCGTCTACCCAGACGCCTCCGGCGTGAGCCGGAGAACGTCGGCGGGGACCCGAACCGACCTCTCGATCCTCCGCGAGGCGGGCCTCAGAGTTCGCGTCGGCGGGCAAAATCCCCCGGTTCGTGATCGCATCAACTCTGTCAACGCTCGGTTCGAGAGCGCGGACGGGATGCGTCGCGCCTTCATCGGCTCGCACTGCAAGCACTCCATCACCTGCCTCGAAAAGCAGGCCTACAAACTAGGCACCTCGGAGCCCGACAAAGCGGACGGCTTCGACCACGCGAACGATGCCACCGGCTACTACATGTTTTCGCGCTTCGGCGTTCCGGTCATCCGCTCCACCCGTGTCGACCTCATCGGGAGATAACCATGTTCCGGACGCTCTCAACTCTCGTTCCGAGAGACAACGATCTGCCCGCGCGCGCCCACACGTTGGACGTGCTCGGGAAGTTCCTCGATGGCACGATCTACGATCTGCTGCCGGGGGAGTTCCACGAGGAGTACAGCCCGTCGAACGAGTACCGCCCGCTGGCAAGCCGAGCCCCCTCGGTTCGTCACGGCCTGTGCGCCACGGTCGTCCGCGACAGCGGCTCGCTGCTGTTCGGCCAGGGCAATTTTCCTGGCATCGCGTGCGACAACAAACCGACCGCCGAGTGGCTAGGCAAGATCATCAAGGACGCGGCCTTCAACGAGGAGTTCCTGACTGCCGTCGAGCGAGGGGCAGTCGGCTCGGCTGCGATCCAGCTCAAGGTGATCGAGGGCATCGTCAGC